GCTCGAAGCAATTTCCGCGCGCGGGAACCTGTTGAAATTTGGATTTGAAGGGCCGGGTGGCTCATGGATTCGTTGGGGATTTCTTGAAAAGCCGCGATTTCGTCTGAATAAGCTTTCATGGATCGACTATGAGCTTACTTTTTTTGTGGTTAGCGATACGCAGCCGGTAAATGATTTCTTTGCAGATCCAGAAAAGCAAACTCCTGACAGCATCAATTTCAATCTTATAAATCAGGCCGCAGCTTTCCAGTCGACCTATTCAGCAACTCCAACGTCGATGCCATCAAGTATCGCCGGCAAGATCAACCAATTGACCAATGGAATTGCAAAGAACATCAACCTAGTGACGGGATTCGTTCAGAACATCATCACCACTGGGGCAGACATCGCAGCGGCTTCACATCGCGCGCTTGGACTCATTAAGAATGCGCGCACGACCATCGCCGGCATGACCAGGCAAATCGACAATGTGGCGCACAGTTTTGCTAGCCTCACGAATTCCGGTGAATCGAATAGCAATCAAGTGATCCATGCTTATACAAATATGGCTTTCATCCATGAGGCTAGCGCGGCAACTTTATCGCTTTCGCAGTATCTCCAGCACATGCAAACTCAGTTTGAGAAAATTGCGAAGACCATTCCTATTGGCCGCTATCGCGTAATTTCAGGCGATACATTGCAAAATATTTCCCTCAAGTTTTATGGTGTTGTGGACTACTGGTCGAACATCTATGACCACAACAAATTGCAAACAACTCAACTCGTGGCCGGAACTGTGCTGGAGATTCCGCACCTATGAGTTATTATTTTCCACAGGGAGCCGTTAAGCTCAGAATTTTGCCGGAGGATTTCAAGCTAACGAGCGATGCCTCTTTGCAATCTCCTGTGGAAGTAATTTGCCAGGCCAAGAAAATCAGCGTTACCGGCAATGACTACAAGACTACTGACACGTTTTCTCTTCAGCTTGATTATAAAAACTTTCCTTTTGACCCGAGAACGATTCGAGCCTGTGGCGTTGTGATCTATATGCAGGACATGAAGAAATTAACTCCGCTTGTTCCATCTGATGATAATGCGATTTTCGCAGGCTATGTTGATACTGAGTCAATTTCTCTTGATGATGGAAACCAAACTGTAAGTTTTGAAGGTCGTGATTTCACAGCTCTTATGATCGACCAAAAGTATATGATAAATAAGCCGATCAATGAGCAGAAACCTCTCGACGTTGCAATCCGCGAATTTCTAGGCCAAGTTCCAGCATTAAAGACAATTCAAGTTATAAACCAAACTCGTGATGTTCTTCCAACTCTCGGTCAACACTACCCCGATCATTCCGATGCGCTCTCGGGCCAAAAGAATCCTGGGTCAAAAGAATCCTATTGGGGCATGATCCAAGATGCTTGCAATCGCGCCGGTTTGATTTGTTTTATGCAGCTCGAAAATATTATCATCACGGTGCCGCGCAACCAGGCGGATACTGTTGGCGATGACATTAAGTTCATCTATGGAAAGAACCTGAAGAAAATAGAATTCAAGCGCAAGCTCGGTCGCTATAAAGGATTCAATCTTCAAGTTAGATCCCGCGTTGGAAAGCGCGTTCAAGTCGCGAAGATCCCAGAGGAAGCAGATGCATCTTGGTGCCAGCAATTTCTTGGTTTGCAAAAACCAACTTATAATGTGGTGCCGGTGCTTTTGCCAACTGGCCAGGTCGATCCCAATGGAAGCATCCAACCAGCTCCATATATTTCGTTTTCAGTTCCAAATGTAAGCACTCATGCGCAACTCGTTAAGATAGGCAAAACTCTCTACGAGCAATACTCTTTGCAACAGCTCGAAGGAAATCTTGTCACAAGAGAAATGCTTGGCCATGGGCCGCCAAAGAACGTGACTGGCACATTCTCGCAGCGAACTCCAATTGGAACACAGCTCAATCAGGTGAAGGAATATGATCTTACTCAGATCAAAAAAGGTCAGAGCATTTGCATTGAAATTGACACAGATGATCTCGCGGCCATCGGTCGCTTTCAGGATGCCGCCACCCGCGAACAATATTTGATTAAGCATAATTACCCGAAAGCCATTGCCGCCATTTTCGCAAAGACCATGGGAAAATTCTCTCCGCGATTCATTATCAAGTCGCATACGAAAACTTTGGATGCCGACAATGGTTTCGAGTTGAGCATAAATTTCCAGAACATCATCGAACTCACGCAGAGGGGTTTATGAACGATTTGGAATTTTTGCGAGAGCTTTTCAAAGATGATCGACTACACGTCGGAATCGGAACGATCACGCAGCTTGGACTTTCAAAGGATGGCAATCGCCTACGCTGCCAAGTGCTTCTCTTGCCAGAGGAGCGCGAAATTGTTTGCATGATGACCTGGGACGACATCGGTCGCATCACATTTCCAGAGGTTGACGATTTAGTTTTGACCGCGTTTGTTGATGGCCACCCGGACGAAGCCCACATCATCAGACTTTTGACGACTTCCGAGGAGCCTATTGCGAAGTTCGCTCAGGCAGGACATACGATCACGAATTCAAGGCCAGGAAAGAAAAACTACATTGGGAGCGATACCAAAGTAGGGATTGGCCGAATTGACGTTGACGGCACCGAGCCCTTGGTTCTTGGCAATGTTCTCATCATGTTTTTGGGAGCGGTCCTTGATGCATTCACGCAAAATGCCGCAACGGTTGGCACTGATAGCATTACCAGTGCCCCAATCATCCTAAATCCTGCTATTGTGACAGCATTGGCAAATGCAAAGGCGCAGTATTTGACTGCATCTGCGACCAATATCGCTAGTCAAATAGCCTTCACGGAGCGAGGGGTATAATGGCAATTACTGATGCGTTGAAAACTGACATTTCCCATATTGGTGACATGGCCCGTACTTCAAGCGGCGATCTGGCAACGCTATCTGGGCTCGACAACTATAAGCGCGCGCTCTTTCATCGCTTGATGACGGTGCCAGGAACTCTTGTGCATCGTCCACTTTATGGAGTTGGTGTTGGTCTTTTCCAGAACGGGCTAAGTTCTTTTGTTCGCCAGCAGAAATTAGCCTCTCTGATCGTCGCTCAATTCATGCAGGACCCGCGCACAAAGTCAGTTACAAAAGTTGCTGTATTGGCAAATGACGAGAATCCGCAATTGACCAAGATCCAAGTTGTAGTGGTCCCGCTCGGATATGACGAGCAGATCATTAACTGGACACCCTTTAACAAAGGATCGACTACATGAGCGCGCCGCTAAAATCACAGCAAGAACTTTATGATTTGTTCATCACGACCTTGCAGAACGAATGTCCGCAGCTCACTGATACGTTGGAAGGCTCGATTGATGATGGTCTCGGCGGTACGTTTTCCATCGGCGCTCTAGAGCTTCAACGCTATATAACAGCCGCTTTCAATAAGACATTCTTTGATTTGGCGAATGGACCTGACATAACTGGTGGTCCAGACGATCTGCAAACATTGGCAGTCGATCACTTTGGTTCGGCCTTTGCTCGTCCAGCCGCTGAATCAGCAATCGACACCGAAACATTTAGTCGTCCAAACATTTCAAATGGTGCGTGTACAATTCTCGCCGGAAGCGTTGTAAAAACTGAAGTTGATGCAGCAGGAAATTCGCAAAGGTATACGACAAATTCAGATTTGATTTTGACGAATATTGTGAATTTCGTTTGTAGTTCGGCCAATGCAACAATAGGAGCGGTATACTCCAATAATGGTCAAAACTTCACAGTTAAGACAACCATTTCTGGTGGCTTGGCACTTTCATGCAGTGGTGTTGCAGATCCAACGGCATCTGGAACTCTGACGAAAGTCAGTGGAACTGGTGACGCCACAATTACATTCTCTTCATTCTCAAAACCAGCATCAAATCTTTCTGGCGCGGTTGCGATTACTGCGGTCATAGCTGGTGCCGCTGGATCTGCCGCCGCCGGCACAATCGACACCATAGAAACATCGCTGACAGATCCTACGATCACTTGTACAAATGCTGGAAATGCTACTGGAGCTAATGCGCAAGATGATGCCACTTACCGCGAAACAATCCGCAATTTGCTCATCACCCTTCGCGCTGCCGTCATTGCAGCAATAGAAGCAGCGGCACTCGGCGTGGCCGGCGTCGTTACCGCGAATGCGGTTGAGATTGAACAGCCAGTAATCGCTTATGACGTTGGTTTGCAGGCTCCTGTGCCTGGCCGCGATTGGTTCTACATTCCGTTTTGTACTCTATATATTGCCGATGGAAGTGGAAGTGCGAGCACTGGTCTACTCGCTTCTGTAAAAACTGCGGTCGATGGTGTGCGCGCCTATGGCGTTTTCATCAACTATGTTGGAGCAACGCCAGTCTCGATCAATTGGACTGCGCATATTGCGCTCAATCCCGTTGGCCCGAACTACGGAACTCTAGTCAACGACACCACGCTGCTTAAGAAAAGCATGGCGTCTTATCTTGGAAACCTTGGTCCTGGAACTGATTTCATCAAGGCAACCGCTGATGCGGCATTGCTGGCGCTTTGGGGTCCATCAGGATCGAATGATTTGACGGCTTTCACAACCACAGTTCCAACAGGAGATGTGACTTTGACCGCTGAAGAAGTTGCCATTGCCGGCACGATTGCGACTAGCTAATGGCGCAAACGGCTGACCAATGGTACGCCAAATTAAAGAAGTTTGTTCCATCCTGGTATTTTGAAGGGGATGACCAAACTGTTTGCTATACGCGTGGTGTGTTCAAAGGCCTAGCTGCGGTCTTTGCCCATGTGCAAGCAGATTGCGACGATCAGCAAGCTGTTACGTTCATTATGAACACCGCCGATGTCGCGCCCTATACCGATCTACATGGTTCAGAGAGAACTATTCCGAGACTGCCGGCTGAAGCTGATTCAGCCTATCGCCCGCGAATCCGCGATGGTTTATTTGTTCCTGTCAATCAAACTGAAATCGAAACGGTGGTTAATGCCTGTTTGAACAATGGCACGGGAACTTTCATTGAAAATGCCGTGGCTTCTTTCTGGGAT